AATTCTGTTTCCCCCGCTGTCAGGTGAGTCTCCTGGTATGTGGGTACTGGCCTGAATAACATTCCCTGTATTATTCTGTCCGTTATTCTCATTGTCATGATATTAGTCTCCTTATACTGATACTGTGTCTTTCCAGTTAGAGCCTACTTTAACTTCCATAGGCGTTTCAAATGGAGTGTACTGATTAAGATGTCCTGTATACTGATACCCTACTGGCACATCTAGTAACTCTGAGTCATGTACTGTATGGAATATGGGCTCATGCTGACTAGCAATTAACTGTTCTTTCATGGTTTCACCGGCTGAGCCCTGTATGGGATTATTCACTAATGCCCTAAGTGCCGCCTGTATTCTCCATTCTTCACCTGAATCTAGTGCTTCTGATTCATCTCTCCTCCTCCCATAATAAGTTTCTGTGTACCCGTTAGCTAGGGCAAACTCTGTAGTCTTATCAAGTCCATTCTTAATGCCTGGGAATCTGGCAAAGTAGGCATCCATAATTCTAGTACCAACCGTTAGTGGTATTTGGTTATTCCTAAGCATTGTGTCAGCGTTACCATAGTATAATAATGTAAAGTTTATTATCTTGGCAGTTTGACGTCTAGCATAAGGTGTGGGACCTAATAAGGAACCTACGCCAGCCTGAATTAACTCATCTGCTGTACCTTGATGGATGTCAGTACCAGCCTTAAAGAGAGCCTGCATAGTTTTATCTTCCCATAGGTATGCGGCCCATCTTAATTCAATTTGACTAAAGTCTGCTTCTAGTACCTGACCATTCTTAGGAATAATAATATCGCGTAAGTCCATTTGGATATTCTGTGTAGCAGGGTTTGATCTAGATAGTCTACCGGTACTGGTAACATTAGTATTGATACTGGGATAAATCATATTCCCTGCTTCTACATATCTTCCTTGGTATAAAGGCCTTACCAAGTGGGTAAGTAGGGTTTGCGCTGATCTATATTCCATAGCCATTACACATGCTGGTACTGTACTATAAAACCTTTTAAGCACATTCTTGTTTAGGTTGGGTCGTTTCTTACCATCCTTGCCCCGTTTGTATGGTACATTATAGCCTTCTGACTCTAGCCAAGCGGATAACTGTAGACTAGAACCGGGATTAAAACCAAAGGTACCTTCACAGACTGTCCTGATAAAGGACATCTTAGCCTCTAACCTGGTAACATGGTGTTCTACAGCTACCATGTCAATATGAATACCCCTTCTCTGTATTTGTAGTGCCACAGGCAAGAATCTAGTTTCCAGGTCAAGGGCTTTCTGCGGTACCCCCATACCGAGTAATGTATACCATGCTTCTAGACAGTCCTCTGCATCCAAGCAGGCTCTTTCGGCCACCTTCTCTACAGGGACCTTATCCATATTTATTTTATTTGCCCCCGTACCTAGAAGGTCACTAATAGGTCTTTCTGGTCTGTCAAATAGTCTTAGGCAAAGTGCGGATAGTTTGGAAGGTAGTCCTAATAACTGTGCCATAGTACAGCTATCGTGGATATTATTTATCTTTATCTTGCCATAGTCCTCTAGTATTTGAACGTCAAAGCCTGAGTTATGAAAGATTTTAGGAATTGCAAGATTTTTAAGAATCTGCCAAGGAAACCTATAGTCATCTATACTAAAATAGAATGATTCAAAGTTACCTGGTGTTCCCAGAGTAAAACCAGCACCTAGAGGGGTGCGGTCCTTCAAGCTAATTGTCTCAACGTCACAGCCCACAGGTCCCTGATACAATAATAGCTTGCTTAGTACAGTAGGGTCTGCGACTTTACCCGCATTATGATAATAAGCCCACATTCCATAGTCCTTTACCAACCTTAATAACTGTTGATTTACATTTCCTGCAGAGTTGTATCATACTCTGGGTGGGTATAGCACAGATTAAACATAGTTTTTTAACCATTAAGCGTCCCAATCTTCCTTAGGAATATCTAGCGCCTCTAGTATTTTTGGCGTACTCCTAATAGTACCATTTTCGTATTCGTACATTCTAGTTGCCTGTCTAAGAATTAGGTGTAGTTGCTTGGCAATTTCTGGTGTGAGTTTTATTTCCATATAAAATTCTGCCTCATTAACATTACCTAATTTTAAGGTAAATGTATAATCGTTGAAGCCTACTTCAAAGCGGTCAATATATATGGAATGTATTGGTTGTATCATTGATGTCCTCTTCTATGTGCTGGCCAATCCCTAGGAGCAACTGTACTCCAGGTTTCCTTGATTATTTCCATAAGACTTATATTATTGTCATTGCAGTAACCTAATAGAAAGATAGCAATATCACCTATTGCATCCCTTTCACCTGCACGATGATCTTCTGTTAGTCTAATCCCCTGTCTTAATTTTAGTATCGCATGGGCTAGCTCTCCTACCTCTTCAACAATCCCTAAAAACTGGTCGATGTCTGTGTTATTGGGGAAGTTATATTCTTTCCAGGTCTTCTGCTGTTGCTGTATCATATCTAGGGTACTTATACCTAGCTGACTATTCCAAGAGTCTTTTAGTTCAGACGGGGTAAAATTCATGAAATCAGGCTTGGGTATCACTGGTAATCTCCTGTTCTGGCTGATGCCCTACACTATAGATGTGGCATTTTAAGCTAAGGCATTTCCAACCAAGTGGTCGCTTATAGCCCCAGTATATAGGCCCATTACAGTTAGGGCATCTATGCTCCTTATTGCAGTACGGATATGGACATGGATTACTCCGGAGTTTTGAAGACAAGTATATCCTCCAAAAGTATGTCTAACTCTGGGTTATGTTTGCCCGCTTCTATTCTTTCCTTTCTGGCTTTAACTTGAAAAGGACTACTAGTTTGGCTAGCATCCCTGTATAACCACATATAAGGTATAAGTCCAGCCTGTATACACATTCTAAGGTTATCTGTGGAACAGGGTATACGTTTGCCACCCTGTATATAGTCTTTAACCACAGTAACAAGTATTCCTCCTGGTACTAGACTCTGGAGGCATTTCTGATAAACTATTTTCATGGCTGTAAGGTACTGGCGGTAATTCTTCATGTTACCAATATTTTGAGGGTTATCATCATACCCTACCACATAGTTCTTTTCCTGACTTACCTTACTTTCACGACCCTTAGCACTAAAGGACCATAGGGAACCATAAGGGGGACTAAAGATTACAGCCTCAACAGGATTATCTAATGGTAGAAATCTGCGGTTATCCCCTTCTAATATAGTATGCGTACCAGTATTATCTGTAGAATCCCAGCCAAAGCTGTCAAAATCCCGAAAAAAATTACCAGTTTGGAAGACCTTTTCTAAGGATTCTAGATTCATACGTTGTAGTTCAACAAATCCTGGTACTATTTCTACTGCAATAGAGTTTCTTCCCATATACTTGGCAAAGTGTACTGTACCTACACCAGACATTGGATCTAGTATAGTATCCCCTGGCTTAGTAAACATTTCCACTAAACGCTTAAACGTACGGAGTTCCATCTTAGCCTGATGTTGGTTAGATTCGCGTACAAAATACTTATAGCGTAGGGCGTCTCTGGGATAAGGTAAAATAACTGGATGTTCTAGAGTTGCCATGTTAATCATTAGGGTCATCCTCTAGCATATTAATTACTAGTGAACCTGTGTTATTATCAATAAAGTTAACAGCTAATTTCCATTGTACAAATGAGAATATGGCCACAGTAGTTTCCTTAAATTTTGGATATAATGGCCTAAATCGCATAGTACCTAGATTTGGTACTGTGGAAATCTTATTAACTACACGAATTTCACGTTTAATATAATCTATTTCAAGTCTCTGGTTATCCTGCTCTGGGTCACCGTGAATAATAAGATGTCTAAGCATTAGTTACTTTCCTATTCCTTTATAGATGGCTCTGGCAATTCTATCGCCATAGAACTCTTGTAACACATTTTGGGGTAAATTAAATATATCCCAGAGATTATCATGGTCTGTCATAAGTCTTTCTGCTGATGCCTGTCCTATGCCAGTAATAGACATTAGCGTGGTTATATATTTCTGTTTACCTTTTAATATTTTTGGTATTCTTTTCCTGTTAGGCTTGCTAGCCACATACTGATTTAATCCTGTATGCTCAGTCTTCATGGAATTGAATACTAGACTACTAATAGTTATGGCAGAATCTGCTATATCTTCAGTGATAATAAGATCAAAGCCTTCTAAAAATCGCTGGAAAATATATGCCCGATATGCAGTATAAGGGATAGGAACAATGCTAGAAACTACATGGATAGGGTCCTTCCTATTTCTCTGGTTAACTTTCTGCCAAACATAACACCCACCTTCTTTACTGGGTGTTATAATGCCTTCCTGTAAGATAAGTACCTTGGAGCCTGGATGCTGTGTAGTATATTTGGTTAATTGAACGTCAAGTTTAGAGCCCATGGTGGATAGAAGTTCTCTACCTGTCTTGCGCTCTATCATTATGAGTTGGCCATTATTCCATACATAGTCAGCTAGGCCCTTTGGTTCATTAGCCTGTACTATGACAGGATTAAGGAGCCTCTTTAACATCAGAATTATATCTGATGGTTCGTGTATATCAATCAGGATAGGCCATGTCATGGCTAAATTTGTTGTCGCATTGCATTAACCATGTTAAGTACCATATCAAAGGATGGATTTTGTAACTTAACTCCATTAGCTTTTAATGAAAAACCACAAAATTCAAAAGATAGACAAGGAATCTGTGTAGCCTCATCCTTAGTTGGGACGTTATGCGGGCCATGCTTTTCCCTATTGGGGAAATTATCTACAAAAGTAACTTTACATTCAGGACATTCTATCTCAATAGTTGTCCGGACAATAATATCCGCTATTTTACCCATGTGTCGGAAGCCTGCCCAAGTTTCACCTATAAGCATATTCGGGTTAAACTCTCGGACAGTCTGCTTACCTTTCTGTATGGTTTCATAGCCTGGACCATATGCTGGTCCTGTATGATGTATCATTACTAGGTTTTTATGTGAACGTCTAGCCCCTAGTAGTATTTCCCGCATTTCATCGTTAGGCTCAGCGTATTCA